TCCTTCAGGCCCTTGGGGACCTGTGGCACCCTGTGGTCCTTGCGCTCCAGTAGCCCCTTGAGGTCCTGCAGGTCCCTGTGGACCAGTAGACCCTTGAGGTCCTTGGGCACCATCAGAACCATCAGAACCATCAGAGCCATCAGAGCCATCAGAGCCATCAGAGCCATCAGAGCCATCAGAGCCGTCGTTTCCTGCCGCACCCTGTGGTCCTTGTGCCCCAGTGGCCCCTTGAGGGCCAGTGGCACCCTGTGGCCCTGTGGCCCCTGTGGCCCCTGTGGCTCCATCGTCTCCATCAGCCCCTGCAGGACCTTGGGCACCCTGTGGTCCTGTGGCTCCTGTGGCCCCAGTAGCACCTGTGTTTCCCTGCGGCCCCTGCGCACCAGTCGCCCCAGTGTCACCGCGAGGCACTGTCAGCACACCTGTGCTGCTGTTGTAGCTTGCAGATGACCCTGCTGCACCTGTGGCAGCAGTTAGACCTGTGATGACATCCTTACTGGCTTCTGCAGATGTTGCTGATGCAGCCGCCGCCGTTGCTGAAGTTTCAGCAGCCGTCTTTGCGGTCTCAGCGGCGGTCTTAAGGCTATCGATAGCAGCGACGTCAGTGCTGTTGGTTCCTGAACCTGAGTAGAAACTGGTTTTTGCCATCTGGCTTAATCCTCGTAGGCTGTAGTTGGGCGCATGGCTTGCACAGTGCCAGACGTCTCGGCGTCATTGGCTTGCTCTTGTATCTCAGCTAGAAACTGCATGAACTTCTGGTCGAACACAGGACCACGCTCGTCCAAGTAGTAGTCACTGGCATACGACAGTGCGCCATAGATAATCAGATCAGATGACGCCTGAGCCAGAGCATTCTCGTCGCTGTCAGAGGTCATATCTGCAAATTGACCATAGTAGTTCAGCTTGACCGACCCAGATGTTGGATATGGGTAAATCAGCAGGCTACTGCCCTCACGAGTGAAGAACTTGGGAGTGCCGTTTTCGCCTGCATCTTTGTACTCCATGATCTGACTGAGAGGCACACGAGTGAGGCTTGTGTTGTCGTAGTACAAGTTGATGATCTCTAAGAAATCATTAGGGAGCACAAGAAGCGTCGTGGTTGCGCTAATCGTATACGACTGCTGCTTCTCCATCGATGGGATCCGAAGAGTTCTCTGGATCCGTGCTATCGACTGATCCACAAAGGTGTCAGCCAAAGCATCCGTGCAGTCACTGCGGTTTAGCAGCGCCTTAAAGTGTGTTCTGATGTCACCTTTGTTCATTTGTTACACCCGTTTGTCAGTGGCCATAAAGCCATCTAGGTTTTGATCTTTGAGACGCTTGACGATCTCTTGGCCCGTCACTTCCCAAATGTTGAAGCCTTCGCGCATCCACTTTTCGACCACCACAGTTGGGATCGAGGCCACACGCATGAACTCTTTCTCGCGCTGGGCTGTGGATGAATTACGACTGTCTTTGAGGTCGTCTAGGAAGGCTTGGCTGATGTTCTGGGTGTGCTTCTGCACAAGGTCGCCGCCCTCAACTAGGAAATCTGTTTGAACCCCTACGAGGCTCGTTTGTTCTGTAGTGCTAGACATCAACAAATGTCCCCTTGGTTATCTGTGAAATAAAAAGGGTCCGACCATAGACCACCAGTGTCCCCCTCTCGTGAGAGAAGGAGAGCAAAAACTCCCACGAGGGGATCTTCTGGTGCCTAGGTCGGACCCAAGATCGAGGCCTTAACTTATGAAAGGCCTGTGATCATTCCTGAGTCCGCGAAGCTAGAGTGCTTGACTGACATTTCTCCGACGACATAGTGACGATCTGAGTCACCATTTTTCGCGAGAAGTGTGCGAGTAAACGGACGCAGAACTGCTGTCTTGAACATCGAAGGATCGATCAAGAACAGGTGTGTCGTCAGCTGGTGGCGGTTTAGGACCACCTTGTATTCACCATCATTTGTGTTCACCTTAGATCGCTAGTCTAAGGCCGTCTCTCGACTGCTATATGTCGCCATATAGATCAGACCATATCATCATCCCAAGGGGATGCTCTGCGCTTGGAGCCGCTTGGCTCTACTCCACTGCCGTGGATGGTCGTTGCACCTTCCTCATAAGAGGCTTGGCTCAGGATTATCTCATAGAGACGTCCCCTGAGTTCACAGAGTTCTTCAAAGTAGATTGCTCTACTAGGCCGCTAGGTTCTTTAACGGGCTAACATAGAGGTCGATCACATTGACAAGGTTCTTGCCCTGAGCGATCTCACGGTTACGGCCAGACGCCGCAGCAAATCCTGCGACAATAGTGGCATCGGCTGGCTTGATCATAGCTACGCTCGGATCGCTACCATTGTTGAAGCAGTCTTCACCCAATGACAGAAGTTTCGCTTCTGTAAGGGCATCGGTTGCATTGCTTCCTGCGTCGACGGTTGTAGAAATCTGCTGGTCGACAGAAGCCATCTTACGGGCTGCACTGGCTGATCCAGCAACGCTTGCCTGAGAGACACCCACGAGGGCGCGCTCAACATCGCGCTTGATTTCTTTGAGGGCTTTGCCCAGTTGGTACGCAGTTTCCTTTGCACGTCCGTAGGTACGGATGGCATCACTAGTTGCACTTACCTGAAACGCCTTAGAGAGGATCTGTGTTGTGTTTGATCGCTCTGTAGTTGCAGTGAGTGTGGCCATTGAGGCGTCAGCCCCTTCGACCTGTGCGTTTACCGCTGCTGCGGCCAAACTGTCTTCCATCCAGCTAAAGTTCCGAGCAGATACTTTCTCTGACTTGAACATGGTAAAAGCTGGCGTGTCTGTAGGTGTGATGTCCGTGATTATGTCAGAAACTGACTCGGCCTTACCGACCTGATTGTATGTAGTAAAAGTAGACATAGTGTTGTCCTTGAGTTGGTTGCTACTGCTCCCAACGCGCCAACAATGCCTCTGCTATATCGTCCAAGTCACCAGCCCTCGATGCATTAGTTCTAATGAGATCTTGAGCCTTCTTCTGACGACTTTTCAAGTTGTCAATTTGAGTTGGTGGTGCCTTCTTTGACGTAAGCACTTTGCGTCCTGACTTTTTCTTCTTGCTCATGGTTGCCTTGGCCTTCTTGGTCGAGGCGGCAAGTTTACTCTCGTCGTATAGACGTGCTTTGTTAATCAGCATGATGACATGGGGGTCAACGTATTGATCAACTTGTTCAGCTGGTAGTCCCGACTTAACAGCATAAGATCTTATGTTGTCATACAAGTCGTTACCCCAGTCGGGCACTTGATCCTGAAGGACTTTGACACAGTCAGCCGCAGCCTCTTTTTGCTGTTGCTGCATGTTGGTCTGAACCTCGGCATAGAATGCGTTGGCTTCTTCCTTTAGGAACTTGAGATCCGCTTCTGATTCCTTGGCCTCTTGGCGTAGTCTTCCGAACTCCTCAGGGTCCATCTGTCGGCTAGCGACAAGCATGTCCACCTCGGCGTAGGGCTTGTGACGCGCCTCGGCTCGTTCAATCAGTTTGCGGTACGATATATCTGCTTTGGCGAGGCTTTCTTCGGCCTGTTTTCGCGTGGCAGCTAGGTCTTGAGACTTACGGGTCAAAGACTGCTCTTGTCCGTAGAGACGCTTCAGATCCTTTGCGGATACCTGTTGGGGCTTGCCGTCGACCATGATTTCAAGGACTGCTTCATCTGACAGCACCTGAGGTTCATTGTCCTCGTCGGTGTCGTCATCGTCATCAGCTTCTTGGTCATCATCAGTGTCGTCGTCATCGGCCTCTTCGTCAGGGTCCTCTTGGTCATCCTCAGTGTCGCCATCGTCCTCGGCGTCTTCGGTGTCGTTAGCATCAGGATCAACCTCATCATCATCGACTGTCTCTTGTTCATCGATGGATTCGTCATTGTCTGATGTTGCATCTTCGTCATCGACTTCGGATGGGCTTTGTTCGCCGTCCGACCACCGATTTAGGATTGCATCCGCTGCGTCATCTAGATCGAGCGCACGGGGTTCAGAGTTAGTATCTTGGACGTCTGCCATTAGATGGTCCTACTCGTTCTCTTGACTGGTGTCGTCAGTGTTAATTTCGTATTTCGCTACGATCTCGTCACGTATGGAAACACGCTGTTTCAATGTGTTGACCACGTCGACTAAAGCCCGATAGTGGCGGTACGCATTGTCTCTTGCCTCGTTGTCCGAGACAGGTGAGTTAACAAAGGTCTGGAAGGTACTCTCGACCAGACCGTTGATAACGTCGTTGAAGGCCTCGGAGCCAAGCAGCTGTTCCGCTTGGTCACCACGAGTCCGCAGTTGCTCTTCTTGGTCCTGCATTTTGCTCTTTTCCTTAGGTGGTTACTTTTAGCCCGTTGGGCTGGCGATAGCGCGGACGTCATCTGCTGTCCGAGCGATCTTGAGTTCCTCAGTGTCCACATACTTCTTGTGTTCAAGCTGTGACTCTTTGAGGTCCATGCTGTCAGATTGCAGTGCAAACGACTGCTGGGCTTTCATTTGCTCCAGCTGTAGTTTCATCTGTGCAATCTGGGCATCCATTTGGGCCTTCATCTCGGCAACGCTGGTCTGGCGTTCCTGAAGTTCCATTTGTTTCTGTTGCATCTCCATCGCCATTTGCTGCGCTGGGTCAGGCTCCTGCGGTGGGATCTGGGCTGGGTTCATCAAGTAGTCTGCGCTGTTCTTGATGCCGCTCTGTTCCATCACATGGCTCATCAGGCGGTGCTGCTGCTCTGGGCCGTACATCTGACCCATGCTTGGATCCTGTGACAGCAGGGCGTGGAACGACAGGTACTTCTGTGCCTCACGTTCCTGCTCACCGTAGCCTAGGTGCATCTCGACGCTTACGTCACGCTTGTCAGACCACTGGGACGGGGTGACCATCACGTACTGGCCAGCGAGTTCCACGATCTTCTGGTCATCCTCGTTCTCAACACACAGCTGGTAGATCAGCTGGTAGAGGGGCTTCAGGAAACCATTGGCAAAGTTACGTGCGATAATCTTCTGGCGCTGCTGGCTCATGGTTGCCAGCTGCTCGACCATGGCAGCCGAGTTTTGCTTGCTGATGGCGTCCTTGTTGAGACCTTGGCTGATCTTGGAGATACCGCTGGTGTCTTCTTTGTCTTCGTCCAACATCTGGATCGTCTGGAACACAAACGGGTTCAGGGTGGCTTGCTGCATCGGCTGGATCGCATCGGGCCTAGTGACATTTACTAAGCCGCCCACGCGATTATCAATCAGCTCCCTTGGGTTACTCAGGCCGCCCTTGACCACCACGTAGCGTGGGTTGTTGGTGATCATAGTGTGATCTAGGATCGACCTTGTGAGGACCGTCCGAGCATTCTGGATGCTCATCAGTTTCTCGGCAAAGTTATTACCATAGAAGGCGTGAGGGACAGGCAGTGGTACAAACGCCACAAAGGGCCTACGGGCCACACGTTCTTTCTCCAGAAGCACGTTGCCAGCCTTGACGACGCGGTAGAGTTCTGTGGTTCCATCTGCATCCACATCAAGGTCAATGTAGGCCTCGATGACTTGGACGCTGCGGACTTGGTCTTGGTACGGATCCGCACTCCAACCTCTGTCTGCACCGATGTTCTGGTGACGTGCGAGGACCTCAGGATCCGTGTCTATGTCGACGTCCTCATGGTCGCCAATCTTGTCGATGATCTTCTCAGGATACCCCATCTCTCGGAGTTCACTGATGGTCATCTTTGTGCGGTGGGCACAGAAATTCACACTGTCGAGGCTCTTGGCTTGGGGTTCAATGAGGAAACTTTCAGGACTGATGTTCTCTATGACGACCTGTGAGGTGTCACGGGTGACACGCAGTTCACCACTGTAAAGCCCCAGTTCATCCTCGACGATCTCCTCGATCTCGACGTTGTCATCAGCCAGTAGGGCATCCAGTTCATCTTCTGTGAGATCCTCAACGGACTCTAGATGGCTGTCGGTCTTGTTGGCCCAGTAAACCTTGACGATACCAGCCCGTGCTATCAGGCCGTCGTGCAGGGCTGTCTGCATGACACTGAAGAGGTCATTTTGGCGCTGGGCAACAAAAGATGTGTACTCGGTGCAGACCGTACTCATGGCCACATCCTCAGGACCCTGAGGGGCAAATCTGACGATCTTGTTGCCGCTGCTGAAGGTCTCCAACAAGGCAGCCTTGGCACTCTCCACGGCATCATAGACGTCCTGTGAGACGTACTTACTGTTTCCGTCATGGGCTGGCCTAGGAAGGGATGCGTTGTAGTAGTCAACGACCTTCTGCCGTTCCCTGCTGATCTGACTGTCATAGTAGCCAATGGATCGACGGGAATTGTTGTCGATGATCGTGACAATCTGGTCGTCATCCAGCTTCTTGTATTCTGATTTTTTAGCCATGTTATTTAGACCATTTCAACGTAGTAATCATTGCTTGCCTCTATAGGTTCCCACGCACCCTCGTGGACGTGATTGCACAGGGCCAGTGCCATGACACAGTCGTCATAACAGCCAGCCTCGGCTTCCATTGCTCCCGACTCTGTGACGATGTACGTCAGCATCTCGCGGATTGTGGTTTTGTCGTTTAGTTCGATCTCGTCATCCCTGACGCTGGCTCTCAGCTGGTCGATGACCAACGGCTTGGTTTTGGCCGTGGTTGTGAACCCAAGTTTGATGGTTTCCCGATCTGTCAGTTTATCGACCTGTATCTCTGTGTAGAAATTTGGATACGCCATGTCTTTACCAAGGCGCGTACAGGTCAAGATCCCATGAGAGTTGTTCTCTACGATGATCAGGGCTTCGTTGTAATACTGACCGAGCCTAAAGAGGACCTCGGCAAAGTAGTCGGGATGCACATGGCCACGCCAAGTTCCCACCTGTCTCTTTTTGCTATCGAGGATCTGGGCAACGCTGTAGTCGCCATTGCGGACACCCATAGCCACGTCGGCACCAATGACATACTGCTCACCCTCGTCGTGGAGCCTGTAGGTCGACAGTTCACCACGGGCGTTGTTCAGCCACTCTTCAGCCTCTAGGGCCAGACGCTGCTTGACGTCCTCA